TCTCTAAGACAGACGTGCCGCTACCGTTGAACTAATAGTTCGGTTTGCACAATGTCTGCATTAGACTTTGAGGACAAACAAGGGTGGGAAGACTGGTTTAGTAGGTTTAGAAGAACAATTCCCTTATACAATGTGAATACATATTCACATTGTACCAACAAAGATATACCTGACCTTCTAAATTACATCACAGAAATGTCAGGGCTGGATAATGAAAAGGAAAAGAATGCTTGCTACGGCAGGGCTGTGGTGGAAGCCACCAAAGGGCTGGCTCCTATCAGAGAATTTGCTTGGTGTGCTTCAAATGGGATTGTTAGAAAGTCACTGGCCTGGTTCACAAACAACAGGGACTCTGCCATACTTAAATCCTGGGATGAAAGCTACAACAAGCTGAAAGGAGAGCTCCCGTCTGTAGAGCAGCTGGGAGACTACCACAAGTGTGCCAAGGCCTGGAGAAAGGACATTGGCTTTGAGGCAGTAGAGCTGACCAGTGCCTTGAAAGGGGATGTTGTAACGCATTATGCTGTTTCAGAGAGGAACGTGGACACAGTGAAGCTCATGCTTGAAGATATGCTTGCCAAAAGAAAGGCAAGGTTTGAAAGTGATGAAGGAAGAGGAGCAGTTGCATTCAGGGCAGGCGGGACACAGCCTGATCACATCAACTGGACTAAAAGGTGGCTTACAGACGAGACTTTGCTCCTGATGTGTCCTCCTTGGGGAAACTGGAGAAAGAAAAATAAACAAGATCAGTTGCTGGGCGCAACAGCCATAGCCAATATTGAACAAACATCAGACATCAAAGCTATGGAGATTGCAGAAATGAAGCTAGAAGCCATAAAGGCAACAGCTATGAATGCTGAAGAATGTAGGCAGAGAGGCCTAGAGCAAAAGGCAGTTCAAAGGACTGCTGAGGAAATCGATGCTTGTTTGGTTGGTGCAAGGACTCTGATTAAAGAGTCTAGAGATTCTGGAAGAATCTCCAAGTATCACCAGCAGATGGCTGCCATGGACACAGCATTTTCTGCACACTACTGGCTTTGGAAAATTTCAGGAAGCGTTCCAATTCTTCCTGTTATCTCCCAGTGGCTGTTTGAGCTAGGGCAGAGACCAGCAGGACCAAAAAAAGTTTCTGCTATGCTCAATGGGATGCCTTACTTGTGGGCTCAAAGAATGCTGGATTTATTTGCTGCTGACAAGTTCATTGGCAACAAAATCTACATGCATCCAGCTATACTGACCCCTGGCAGACTGAGCGACATGACAGCTGCCTTTGGGCTTTTCCCTGTTGCAGAGCCTAGTAGAGTGATGGAGGGCACGGGCTGCATAAGAACTGTCCTGAATTTGAAGACAGCTGGAAATAACCCTTGTGCAGAAGTAATTGTGAACCTTTTTAAGGTTTTCTCTGCAGGGTTTGATCCCAAAAATGAAGAGATTGTCCCCCCTGAACACATGCTTCATCAGTCCTTCCTTGGAAAGCATAGTCCTTTCCAGACTGCAGCTGACGTTGGAGGCACCTTTGCCAAAGTTAAGGTTGTGCCTTCTACACTTTCAAGGGTTTGAACCCAACACATGCACTCAAAATACCCCAATAACCACTAACACAGTAGTTTAGGTTGTGATTTTAAGCACATACACTCTATTTTGTCTTATTCCCTCCATTCACAGCTACTTTATTTGATGTACTTAATTTTACCAATGAACCCCCCACATCTACAATTCCAGATGCCATAGTTAAATCCATAAAACAACCACTGCACTCTCTCACATATATAGATTATAGATCCACTTTACTAAATGTAGACTCATATGAAATCATTTAACTAAAAGGCTAATTTAAACCCAGGCCCCAACAACAATGACATAGCCCATCCCCACCTAAGCCCCAATCAAACCCAGAACATCCCCCAACCAGCTAAGCAGCCGAGCACCACCCTCATCCTAGAAATGATCCCATAACCAGAATACAAGCACAAGAGCCCCTGCAAACCCCAGCCATAGTGGAAACCCCACATCACATCATACAAGCACCCCAAAGCACATGCTTACAGCACACCGCAGGATGCAGCGCCAGAACGGCCACCACAGAGCAAAGCAAAAGCAAGCAGACAGGAGAACCCTGAAAAGCAGCCCAACAAACTCCCCAGCCACCAACCAAACGCTTAGCTAACAAATATGCTAAAGCCATAAAATCATAACTACGGTTAAGCGGCAACACTATCTTAGAG